CGTGACCCTAAGCTATGGAATGTAGCAGGCGACATCATTATCAATCAGATGCTTGTCGATGATGGCATAGGTGACTTCATAGAGGGCGGCCTGCTCGACAAGAAGATGTTCGAAGAGGGCGGCGGTACTACTGACGGAGTGTACAACCTGTTGTCACAACCTAAACGTGGGTCTGGAAATACAACAGGTGACGATAACATTGCTGTAGGTATGGATATTAACGGCGGTATCGGTATGGATATTGGCGAGGCTGAGGGTGAGAGTGCTGAACAAGAGCAAGATGAGGCCGAGTGGCGTATCAAGGTAGCTCAAGCGGCACAGTCTGCTAAGATGGCAGGCAAATTGAGTGGTGGTTTAGAACGTCTTGTTACTAACATACTCAATCCCAAAGTACCTTGGGAAAACGTGCTAGATACTTTCTTACAACGATGTAAGGCTGACGAACGTACTTTTGCTAGACCTAATCGTCGTTTCATAACTCAAGGTATGTATCTACCATCTAGGACTGGTGAGATGTTAGGCGAGGTTGCTTTCTTTATAGATTGCTCTGGCTCTATAACTGATGAAGATATAGCTCAGTTTGCGGCAGAGATTACCAAGGTACACCGTGATCTAATACCAACCAAGCTACACGTTATATACTTCGACACCGAGGTATCACACTACGATGTGTATGAACCTAACGATGAACTTGACATCAAGGCTCATGGCGGCGGCGGTACTAGCTTCGATAAGTTATGGCCGTTCCTAACTGACAACGATGTTGATCCTATTGCGGCTGTAGTTCTTACCGACTTATGTTGTTACGACTTCGGCGATCAACCTGAGTACCCTGTACTATGGGTATCAACTGATGAAACAGAAGCACCCTTTGGTGAAGTGGTGATGATGTGAGTACAGAACAACTATTGATGGTGGCTATCATAGCCGCTGTCTCAATCTATACTTGGCTAACTGACAAAGAATGTAGGGAAGCCAAGCAACTAAGCGACTTTTATCTCAACGTGTTGACTGATGTAGCAAACAAAGAGGTAGAGATACGTGTGTATAACCAAGGCGAAATAGAAATTCGCAACATTAAAGGAGAGTAAACATGGCAACAGTACGATTTAGTTTGGAGCTTGTAGCAGACATAGAAAAAAATGCGAGAGCATTACATAAAAATAGTATAGAGAAGGCGAGGTCTTTACCTGATGACTTTGGCTTCAGATTATACAAGCAGATTTTCTCAGAGGATATAAGGACTAAGATGGAGGCGTTACCTCTGTACTTCTTTGATCAGAAACATGAGCTAACTTTCGATGGCTTTACAGGCGAGGGTAATAAAGTAATAGACATGGGCTTCGGAGATGATAATGGTCTTATTACCTCTGGCTTTTGGTGTACCCCAAAGTTTTCAGTATCAGGGCTTAGGTTTCCTGTAGATATAAAGATCGAAGGGGTTCAACTCAACTGGCGTGGCTGTTATCTTAATGCCAAGTACCACAAGGACACACCTATATGGGACGAGTACTTAGCGTGGGGTAAACGAGTGTACATAGCAGAGAAAAACTGCAAGGATTTTGTAGATGGTGTGATGCAAGTAGTTGGTATGTATTCTACACTAGCCCCTGCACTTAAAGCATGGCCTGCACTATGGGACTTGATACCCCCTGAGAAACAGCTTCGACATAAGGAGATAGTAGAGCGTAAGTCTGCTAAGGTAGTCGAAGAGTTAGATACTAAAAGTCTAACTGCGTCTGTAACTATGGCTAAGTTGGTGAAATAATATGACAAATGATTATGAACCTATGATAAAAGATTACCTTAGCACTGCTGAGTTGTTTGCTAAATGTCGTAAGCCTGAGAAGGGTAAACCCATAAGGACTTTCATGCGATTGTTTAAGTCGGATGATGGTACGTTTGTTTTTAGAATGACTTACGATAACGTAGATGTATGTACGCTAACACCTGACAACGTGTTGACATTTGTTATAACAAAAGAAGACGCTAGAAGAGTAGCCAACACTTTAGCTATAGGTATGGAAAGGGTTGTACCTTTTAGATGGTATAGAAAGTCTACTGGTAGGTGGAAGGTAGTACCTATGCCTTTTTACTACCATCACTCTGAGTTCGAGAGCCAACATCACTGGACATCTATGTGGGAAACACATCAGAAGTACATAACATCTGAGAGTGAAGAGTTCTTTAGCGGTTTACAGTTTAACATAGAGACAGGTATACCTATCAACCCCTTACCTGACATAGAAGAAACGCTAGTGTTAGAGAAGCGTAGACTGTGGCACAATGCAATACGTAAGTGGAAGCGTGCTGTTAGAGTACGCGGTAAGATTGGTGCGTTAGATAAACTTATAAAGGAGGAGTACGCTACCAAAACTACCCACAACAGAGTACACTTCGATATACTAAGGTTTAATACAGACGATCAACTTGACATACTTTACAAATGTATTAAGAATAACGAACATCCTACTGAGTTACTAAGGCTGTTTGTTCAAGGTGCTATTAGGGATAGAGGTTATTACTATTATGGAGGTAGTAATACTTGTGATGCAAAGGAGGTACTATCACACATGGATACTATACTTAACAACCATAGTCTTGACCTACGTAAGTTATACGGAGTGTTTGGCGAAGAGTTTACTAATGAAGCGTGAAGAAGCCGAAGACAACTACCGAATAAAGTGGGAAAAACAAATAAAGAAAGACATGGCAGATAACTCTGCACTGCGTGCGAGACAAAGACCTATGAAGAATGTAGGTAACAGCAAAGAGGGCGGAGCTAAGGGAGGTAGTGTCTCCGCCTACACCAGAAAAAATAAACTATAATCATAAGGAAGTAACACATGAAGAAGAAATTAAAAGCAGATAAAATCTGGAAGTATAAGTTAGCTAATCCAACAGCTACAAACAGGCAGATAGCTAAGGCTTGTGGAGCGCACATTACATACGTTACGTCTCTAATGGGTAGGACAGGTACGCCTAAAGAAATACTTGAAGCACCTAAACCTATGAAGCGTGGTGACATACTAGACAAAGCTAAAGAGTATGTAACTAAAGACAGGGCTTCTCAACATGGTGACATGGAGAAAAACTTTACGCTTATAGCTGACTACTGGAGCATACATCTTGGGTGGCTAATAGAACCTACTGATGTAGCGGTGATGATGAACCTATTAAAAATAGCACGCATCAAATCTAATCCTGCTAACCTAGACAACTTTATAGATGGTGCAGGCTATATGGCATGTGGTGGTGAGATTGCGGCCAAAAAATAGGAAGATACTTACCAAATTAAAAAAGGAACTGGGCATATATTATGCTCAGTCCGATAAATCTACTGTAACATTAGTAGAAACACCTTGGAGAGATGAAGATGATGGACATAGTGACGTTGGATTTCGAGACGTACTACGACAAAGACTACAGCCTAAGAAAGATGACGACTGAAGCGTACATAAGAGACCCAAGGTTTGAAGTTATAGGTGTAGGCGTTAAAGTAAACGGCCATGATACCGATTGGTATAGCGGAGATAATCCTAGCAGGTTCTTACGATCAATAGACTATAGTAACAAAGCTATACTAGCACACAACACTGCGTTTGATGGTGCTATACTGGGGTGGCACTTTAATATCCAACCTAAACTGTGGCTAGACACGTTGTCTATGGCACGTCCCAAGCATCAGATGACAGTAGGAGGTTCGCTCAAGGTGTTGTCAGATAATTACGGCCTAGGTCAGAAGGGCGATGAAGTTATAAATGCTATGGGTAAAAGGCGTGAGGACTTTACTGCTGAGGATATGAACCGCTATGCAGATTACTGCGTCCAAGATGTAGAGCTAACATACAAACTATTTAAGAAGTTAGCTAAAGGTTTCCCTAGTAGTGAGTTGATGGTGATAGACCAGACCTTACGAATGTATACTGAACCTACTATAAGACTAGACAACAACGTGTTGGTGGAACATCTACAGCTTATTCAAGACCAGAAGACTGCACTACTAGACAAGTTAGGTGGAGAGGCTAAAGCTAAAGATATACTTATGTCTAACCCTAAGTTCGCTAGTCTATTGAAAGCACTAGGTGTTACACCACCTATGAAAGTAAGCCCTACTACAGGTAAAGAGGCGTTTGCTTTTGCTAAGACGGATCAAGGGTTTAAAGAGTTACTAGATCATCCGAAGCCATCAGTAAGGGCGGTTGTAGAAGCAAGGCTAGGTGTTAAGTCTACCATAGAAGAGAGTAGGACTATATCTTTCATGGGTATAGCTGAACGAGGGCGACTACCTATAATGCTTAACTATTATGGAGCGCATACTGGTAGGTTTAGTGGAGGTGATAAGGTAAACCTACAGAACCTACCGCGTAACGGCAAGCTAAGGGCGGCATTGACTGCACCCAAAGGACAACTTGTTGTGGCATGTGATTCGTCGCAGATCGAGGCTCGTATGGTAGCGTACTTAGCAGACCAGAAAGACTTACTTAAATCTTTTGCGTCAGGTAATGATGTATACTCTGAGTTCGCGTCCGATGTGTATGGCAAGCCAGTAACAAAAGCCAACAAGCTAGAGCGTCACGTTGGTAAGACAGCTATACTTGGGTTAGGTTATGGTATGGGAGCTGATAAGTTCCAAGCGTCACTCAAGTCAGGGTATCCGTCTGTAGTAGTAGAAACAGGGGAAGCTAAACGTGTTGTGGATTTGTACAGGAACAAGAACCATAAGATAGTATCGCTGTGGAACAGGAGTAACCATGTACTAAAAGCGTTATCATTGGGAGGTTCTGGACAGCTATGTAATATACTTAGCTATGATGAACAAGGTATCCGTATGCCCAATGGATTTTATATAAGATACCCTGCACTACGCAGAGGTGAAGACGGACATGAGTATATAAACAACGCCAGATCATATAAGAATAGACACATGGATACTACCAAGTGGACTAAGATTTATGGCGGTAAAGTTGTAGAGAACATAACACAAGCTGTTGCTCGTATAGTTGTAGCTGAACAGATGGTAGCCATAGGACAACGATACCATGTGGCTTTACAAGTACACGATGAAGTAGTGTGTATAGTAGATGAAGATAAGGCTGAGGAAGCTAGGGATTTTATGGTAGAAGTAATGTCTACACCGCCTCAATGGGCGGCTGATCTACCTGTTGCTTGCGAAGCGGATATAGGTGCTAACTACGGAGACGCTAAATGACCAAACTATCACACTCTTTCTCAGCAATTAAGATGTATGAGAATTGCCCCAAGAGATACTACCACCAACGTGTACTTAAAGAAGTCAAAGATCAGGGGGGTGAGGCTACCATATGGGGTGAGCGTGTGCATAAGTTCCTTGAAGACCGACTAGCCAAGGCGACTGAGTTACCACAAGAGGTTGCTCGTTATGATCCGTTATGTCAGTCTATTGTTAAGCTAGCAATCGGGGGTGAGTTGTTAGTAGAGCAACAGCTTACACTTAACGTAGCTTTAGAACCTACTAGTTGGTTCTCTAAAGACGCATGGATGCGGTCTATCGTAGATGTCTTAGTCATTCGGGGGGATGAGGCTATAATGTTTGACTGGAAGACAGGCAAACGTAGGCCAGACTTCTCTCAGCTAGAGTTGTTTGCACTACAGGTATTTAAACATTACCCAGAAGTTAAGCGAGTGCGTACTGCTTTCGTATGGCTAAAAGATTTATCAATGGATCACGAAACTTACACCAGAGACAACGAACCAGAACTATGGGCGCGTCTTATGAACAAGGTAGTACGTATAGAGAAGTCGCTTGAGACAGACAACTGGCCTGCCAAACCTAGTGGGCTATGCAACTGGTGTCCTTGTAAAAACTTTTGCGAATATTCATAACTAAACTTGACATACTTTACAGATAGGAGTACACATGGCTACTACACCCGAAGGGCGTATCAAGAAAAAATTAGACAAGATGTTTAAGGAAGAAGGTATCTGGTACTATAGCCCACAAGCAGGGCCATTTGGCGCGGCAGGGATACCAGATAGGGTTGCTATAGTTAGGGGTTTATTCCTTGGCGTTGAATGTAAATCAGATAGGACAAAGAAACCTACACGTTTACA